TCTTTGTACTTATCGATTGCTTTCTTATCATCAGGAATAAACCCGTGAGGTGTCATAACTATTCTACCTCTGGATTGAATACCATTGATATGATTCTTCTCAATCTGAATATTAGTACGTTTTGCAAACTCTACCTGTAAACCATCCTTGATCGCTTTGATCTTAGAAGTACCAGGGTTTGTAATGTTACCAAACGTTACTACTAACGTTGCATCGTACCACATCGACATACCTCCTTTATTCTGTAACTTAGGCATACCCATTGGTGATTCAGGTTTCATAGTCCAAACCTTATTGATTGCAACTAACGAGTTAGTGTAAGGAGTTCCTTCTTTTCTTGATAATAGAATCTTTTGATTCAGGTTATTACCAAACTGTGTAGACATTGCTCCTGCATTCCATTCGTTATTGTTCTTATTAGAACGTACTGATAAGTCACAAGGTACAGATCCAATACTATCCCAGAAGAAACACATATCATAAGGTAGATTACCTTTAGACTGTTCATCCATAAGATCAGCCATAAACACAGCTACATCTTCAATAGTATTTAGTTGACCTCTATCTGCATAAATAAAGAAACCTTCGTAATCATAAATCTCTCCAGTAGTCTTATCTACTACCTCTTCAAACTCAAGACCCATTTCTTTAGCATGATCCCAGGACCACTTCATCTCAGTTACGATGAAGACAGGTAAGATACCCATCTTCTGGGCACTTACTGCTGCTTCAATCAAGGCTGTAGTTTTACCTGTATCAGAATGACCTCTCAACAATGTGATGTGACCATGTGGGATACCAGGCATAGAAGTGATTTCTTGGAATGCCTTTGATACAGGTATCCATCCTTGTTCCTTGAACTTTACAGAGGCATTACTCAACCTCTTGTTCTTTTTGAACCTATTTAAGTCAAAGCCTGACTTGATCTTTGCAGATGCGGCCTTACTTACTTCTGTTGTTTTCTTAGCCATTAAATTTTATCTTAGAAGGGTAAATCATTATCTCCACTAAACAGATCGTCAAACTTTGTTGCTGTCGATGGTTTAGACTCAGTAGCTTTCTGTACTGTGAAGTTGTTAGCTGGTGCTTGAACTTCAACAGGTGCAGCAGGAGCTGGTGAGCTTTGATCCGCTTCTGGATCTAAGTAAGATGCTAATTGCTTCTTGATAAAATCAAAACTGTACTTGGTAAAAGAATCGTCTGCTTTAGGTTGAGTCTTCAACCAAGCTTCTACCTTAGCGTTATCATCACTAAGTGCTGATGCTTGCATACGAGGACGAATAGTTGTTTCAGGGTAAGGATTACCTTGAACTACTTCTACGTTTAGATCACGACCTGCCATTACATCTGTAAAGTCACCAATCTCTTCGTCTGCTGCGTAAGACATCAACGTCTTGTAAACGTTCTTTCCAAATCCCCATAGACGAACTCCTCTATCTTCTTCTCCTCTAACTACTACAGGAGCAAAGATACGCATCTTAGGATTCAACTTACCTGCTAATGACCAGTTGTCACGGTCATCTGTCTTCTTCAACTCATTTACAAAGTCTACTACAGGATCTTGCATACCAAAGTTTGATAATGCAATCATTGGATACTTACCTACTCCGTAGTGGAAATACAACTCACGGAATGGAAAGTCTGGATTGTAAAAAGAAGGTACAATACGAATTTGTGATTTACCTTGTGGTGGTTTCCAGAAGGTTGCTTCGTAGTCAATCTTTTCTCGTTGTTGGCCGGAGGTGTTCATAGAGTCCAGCTTAGCTCTAATTGCGGATAAATCCATACAAAACTAATTTTTAAAGTGAAACTTATTGTATATAACTTAATGTAAGAACTATTATTTAGTTCTCCAACTTATAATTCAATTATTTTGAACAATTTTGTGTTTACTCTCTTCAAGTCGCTTCCTCTTGTTAGAAGAATACAGTTTCTGAAATCATTCCAGTCTACCTTGTAACTTGAATCGGCTACACCTCCATTTAGTTCTTTGATCAAAGTGTTCAATGCGTTGATGGTGTAGAGAGTGTTTGAGTCCTTCTTTCTGTGTACCAGGATAGTATTATCTAAGAAGTTAGATACATTCCCGAAATCTACATTGTAGGTACAGATGTACTCTTCACTACTCTTGGAATAAAGTACAAATATCTTATTGTAAAGTATTTGGTACTTACTCTGAATAGTCTCTAAAGTAGAATCTAACTCCTCCTCAGTGGAAAAAGTACAGAATAGTTTATTACTCATATTATTGTTGGAATCGAAAAAATCGAAGTCGTAATCAAAACTTGGTTGTATCATTATAACTCTTTTTATAAATAGAACTTATTTTACATAACTAAATTATTACTATATCTGAACTTTACAGGATACTTCCCACCTTCTGAGAGTATCTCTTCTAAATCAGATAAAGTATCTTTACCATCTTGTTTACTAAAGTCAAATAGAATAGAATCATAAGTGTATAAACTTACTTTAGTTTCCTTGTTCTGTAAGTACTCTAGTACCTTATACAAGATAGTGATATTTCTTGAGGTTTCCAAACTTTGCATCAAGTAATTCATAAGTTTCTGTGGATGCATATCCCTGAGGTCTTTAGATAACTTTCTTCCAGAGACTGGATCTTCAATAAATCCCTCTAAATTGTAAAGTTTCCATAACTTATCAATAAACTTACCTATCTTTGAAAACAAAGGTATGTGTTTGTACTTGTCTGGTATCTTTCCATACACTATCTGGAAGGTAATCTGTTTACCTTCATTGTATTGTTCTTCAGTTACCAGTTCAGTATTGAAGTAAATCTTCGCCAACTCAGTATGGGCGGACTTTCCTTTGATAGGTTCACCAACTAACTCAGATAATAACCTAATATGGTAACCATCAAAGTCAAACTCTACAAAAATATCCTTAGAAGGTACAATAGTTGTTCTATGATCACCTTTTTTAGGTATGGCGGCAAAGTTTACACTGTTGAAAGCGTTGGTTGGTCTGGAAGTTACATTGTAAGGGTTGTAATAGGTGTAAATCTTACTACCTTCCATAGAATATTCAGGTACATTGGGTTTAAATAACTCAATAAACTTGTCCTTATCAATATTCAACCCTGTCTGTTCCATCAGATAGTAAACTGAGGTGGAGATATTGTTGTAAAACTTCCAAGGTTTAGTATCTATGACTTCTTCTGACCTTCTGATAACATCTTTTACACTTCTGTAGTTCCTTTCACTCCTTTCATGAAGTTTTGATAAAGGAATGATACTATTCAAGTCCTCTCTCTTGTAATACCTGTTGTAGTACCAGTTTACTGTGGAAGGTGGGTCAGGTAACTCTAAAATCTCATAATCTAACATAGAATAGACTAACTTTAGGTCTACTACATTGTCTAAATGAAAATGATAGAGAAGGTTTTTCTTATCAACCACATACTTGGTAGTGAAAGTAGAGAGAACCTCTCTAACCTTATCTTTAGTTAGATTTAAACCCTCTGAGTGTTGTATTGGAAGAATAAATCCACTATCTTTAGATAAAGGTCTTACATATACACATGTCACACCTTTATCCACCTTAGGGTGGTAAGAGAAGTGACTGGGTACTATGTCAATATAGACTTCTCCTCCTATGGAGGATACCTTTTCTACTTGACTATCTGATTCACAAATCCAGAACATAACACTTCATAACCTATTTGATGATAAGATAAGAACATTAAGTTCTTCTACCAACTTTTATCTGATAAATTGTGTAATTCCTTTTATATAATCTCCTAAACCAGGTAATCTCCTGTTACCTAACCTAACTACCTTAGAGTTGTCTTGAGAAGAAATCAAACTCCACCTTAGTTTCAAAATATCATACTTAGGATAATAATACTTTACAGTCCTACCCTCCATCTGTTCATAAACCTCAGAACTTACCTCTTGAACTGTTCCAGTATTCTTATCCCTGACATAATACCTCATCAAGAATCCTTTTTCATAATCCAACTCACTAACTTTAGGATAGTGGTTCCTGACTGGGTAAGTGGATTTCAACTGGAAAGTATGTACATCTTGTTTGATTACATCATAATCCTCAACAATAGGTGGGTAAGGAGTGTAGTCAAACCTGTCATTAGGAGTAAAGTCTCTGACAAAAGTATCATACTTCTGAATCTCCTTGGATAATTTATTAGGTTCTCCTTCAGTAAAATACTTTCCATCATGTGTTTCAAAATA